ATTAAGTTCTCAAAGTGCGGTATATTCGTATACCCAATTTTCTATTGTTAATTATGAAGAACTTGATTATGGTAGTATTGTTGATGCTGTAATAGAAGCAGAAGATTACGGAGAGATCACTGCTACTATTGAGCAATACTATCAGATTCAAGACTTTGGAACCATTACATTGGATACTGCAAGAGTACCAATGGGTAAATTTGGTATTCATCTTGCAGCAAATGATAGCACTACAAGGGTAAGTGTTGGTGGTGTTGAATTTGCCCTGTATGGTAGAGCAGTAACAACAGTATTCTTCAACCCAGTTAATAGGGTCTTTGAGTTTGAAGGTGAAGCATACAACACTATTGTCTCTTCCTGGTTGGGAAGGGGCAATATGTCCACTGTTGAGTCGGAGGGACTTGATGCTGTTGGAGCTTCTCCAGCAACATCTACCCTCCGCTTAAAAATATCTGGAGAAGGTGTAGAACAAGTAATATTCAACCCACAAGATAGAGTCTTTAACTTTATTGGTGAGGCAACAGAGAGTAGAACTTACCAATACGATCAAAGTGATGATGTAGACTTTGGTTCTGATGATTGGGGATTCCTTACAGAACCAGTTCTTAGAAGTGAAAATTATGGTCTAATCACAGACCTTCAAGATGTTCCTGTATGGGATTACTCCAACATTGAAGATTGGGGTCTCATTACAGAGAACGTTACCAACAAAGTCTATGGTAGATCTAGATTTGCTGGTAGTGCAGAAGAAAGCTTTATATTTGCAAATTATGATGGATCGGTTGGTAATAAGCAACCAAGATTGCTTGGTACTGCAAAAGATTATGCAACACCAAAAATTAATGGTGTTGGTAAAATTAGTCTTGAAGGTACGCCTCGTGTCCAAATCAGGATGCACTATAAGGCAGATGGTGGATGGGACTTCTATCCAAATAGATTCCGTGGTGGATCGCTATTTGGATTTGATAGTTCTGCAGAAACATCTGTCTCTAGTGAATCTGCAACCGCTAAACTATTCAGTATTAATAGTGGAACAACATTCAATGCTGGACGTAGTGAAGTCGGAGTCAGTGAAAATGATATCTTGGTTAGAGGTGGAGCAGTCTACACAGTCATCTTTAATCCAGTTGATAGAGTATTCACCTTCCGTAACGTTGAAATTAATAGAAGGGCATATGCATATAATGAATCTTCAATCGTTAATGTTGAAGGAATTGATTATGGATACATTACTGACACTGTAACACTATCTGAAGATTATGGATTTGTTGGTAATCAAGATCTAGAATTCCCATGGGAAGTTGAAGACTTTGGTATTCTTGATCCTAGAGAGACCAGAACTCCATTTGGTCTTGCTAGATTCTATAGCACTACTGAGACTCCAAGATCTAGAACCTTTATTGGTAATCTTGAAGAAACTCATCTTCGCTTTGTTGGTAGTGCCAAGATTTATGTTCTTCCTAAGTTCACCTCTAAGGGTGATCTTATTAACATTACTTCATCGACCACTGAATCTAGATCTAATGATGAGGTTGGAACTGGATCTCTGTTTGGATTCTCAAGCACAACAGATGCAACTCTTGTTCAACCACCAATTGATGATACTCAACAACGTATCTTTACCTTTGCTGGTAATGCAACAGAGAAGTTTGGTAAGGGTAATTATGATGGAACTGGAACCCTCTTTGGATTCTCCAGTACTACAGAATCAACTCTGGTTAAAGATGGATTTGGAAGTCTATTCACTATCACTGGTGAATTGGTTGAGAAGTCTATATTCAGTGAAGTTGGAACAGGTTCTCTCTTTGGATTTGACGGAGCAAGTGAATCCTTCACATTCTCTTACAATGAAGACTCTTCATTTGGTGCATGTGATGGAGATGATTATGGTCTCATATCTGAATCTGTATATAATGTTGAAGAGTCTCCACAACTTGCTGGATTCCTTAGCACTCCTATCAGTGCTCTTGCCAATGAAGTTGTATCTGAGTATGGAAGAAATCTAAATGCGATTGACTTTGGTGTACTTGGTGAGTTTGAACAATACAATCATGAAGATTATGGAACTCTTTATCCAGATGATTGTCTTGAACCTCAAGGTGCATTTACCTTTAGAGACGGTGTTATTGAATCCCGTACTAATGTATTTGTTGGTAGTGGTCGCATCTTTGGCGTCAGTGGCACGGCAGAGGCAATCGCAGTTGTTCCTGTACCTCCAATAAATCTATTCAGATTTACAGGAAATGGTACGGAGTCCACAACTCCTGCAACAGAAATTGGATCTGGATCTCTCTTCAGTTATGTCTCCTTTACCGAGACGGTTGCATTTACTCCAGGTAAAGCAGATCCTCTCTTTGATATCGGTGGTGGTCTTGTTCTCAGTTCTGTTAATGAGCAGGTATCTGACCTCAAATTCACTGCGTCTTGGTTGGCAGAAGGTAGACTCTTTGGATTTGATGGATCTGGAGAGGCAACTGGTCAAGAAGAGACTGGAAGTGGATGTATCTTTATTCGCAATTCTGGTCTTAGAATTGAACCAGAATCCTTCACTCCATGGATTCCACCTGGATCTGGAAGAATATTTACATTTGAGGGTGTATCTAACACAGAAAAAAGATCTGCATCTGAGTTTAGTAGTGAACTCTTTAAGATTGGTGGTGGACTGGTACTCAGTTCTGTTAAACAACAAGTATCTGGTCTTAAATTTACATCTGATTGGGAGACAACCAAAGATTCGCAACTCAGAATTGTTGGCAATGCTGCAGTATATGTTCTTCCAAAACATCTTGGAAGTGGATCTATCTTTGTTCGTAATTCTGGAGTTAGAATTGCACCAGAATCATTCTCTCCATGGATCAAACCAGGAAGCGGTAAACTGTTTGGATTTGGATCTGGTGCAAATGCAGTTGGTTCTAATCCACCAGACATTACAACTCTGTTTAACATCAGTGGTCAAGTTACAAATCTTAAATCTACTGCATCTGAAGTTAAGTTTGTACAGACTAGAATTCTTGGTGACAATGGTAATCTTATTAGATTCACCCTTAGTGCTGATCCTGTTGGATTGCAACCAGTTGAAATTCATGGTCGCGCAACAGAATCCCTTACCAAGGGCAATTATACTGGAAGTGGAAGAATATTTGGATTTGGTAGCAAGACTGAGACCAGAGTTATTAACCCACCAGATCAAACAACTCTCTTTAGCTTCACTGGTAATGCTAAAGAGAAGGATGTTAATGTTGAGGTTGGTAAGGGATCTCTATTCACATATGTATCGGATACTGAAACAACACTCGTATCTGAACGTAGTAAGAATGTCCTCTTTGAATTCTCTGGAAATCTCAGAGAAAGAGTATCACCAGCACCTCATGTTGGAAAAGGATTCCTCTTTGGATTCTCTAGTGCAACTGAATCTAGAGTTGTTAATCCACCAGACAAAACACTTCTCTTCAGATTTGCTGGAAAACTTCAAGAAAGAAAAGCAAAATCTTATATTGGATTTGGAACTCCTGGTCTGGATATCAATGGATCGGTTGTTCAGAGAAAGACAAATGCATATCGCGGAACAGGTTCTCTCTTTGGATTCTCCAGCACAACAGAAGCGAGAGTTATTGTTCCACCAAATCTTCAGAACCTGTTTACTGTTCGCGGTGCAGCAAAAGATTCAATTACAGTTCCAAGAACTGGATCTGGATCCATCTTTGGATTTGTTGGTGCTTCCGAGAGCAAATCAAATACGGAAGTCAAGACCACCCTCTTTACTGTCACAGGCACTCCAATTGTCAAGGTTGCATTGTCAAATGTTGCAGTTGGTCAGATCAGAGTTGGTCTCAGCAACCCAGGACTTCCAGGAGATCTTTCCAGAGGTATCACAGTCTTCAGACTCAGAACATTCCCACAAGGTCCAGTTGTTAAATTCTCTGGAACCAAGAAGTAATCCTTTACTCCTGCACCTCATATTGCTGAAGGTAATGTTGATATTCTTGCCGCAAATACCAAGTCCAAGTATGTTGAGTACCAGAGACCACAACCTACTAGAATTGTAGTTATTTAAACTGATAAATAAAGATAAGTGCAAATATCTCTTTAATGGCTAATACCAAACGGGTACAACTACGTAAAGGGACGGAGCTTGAACATTCGACATTTACTGGTGCATTAGCTGAAGTAACTTTTGACACTGATAAAGGAACAATCAGAGTCCATGATGGACTTACATTGTCTGGTGTTGAGGTTCAAAAGTCGAGATTAACTAATCTCAGCATCAGTAACAATGGCGATACATTGAGAACAAATATTAAGTATTTTTCTGATACATCAAGCGGTCCTTTTACAGTAAATTTACCCACCCTCCGATTTGTTGGGGATACTATTCACATAGCAGACTCCAAATACACTTGGAATATAAATAATCTTACAGTAAATGCTCAAGGTGGCGACTTAATTAAAGATGGCACTGGGTTCATTGATACATTTTTGAATTGTGATTTGGCTGGTGCATACGTTGAGTTAATTTGGGAAGGAACTTACTGGAGACTGTTCACATGAATCTAAGTAGAATGGATAATTCCACCAAATCGGTGGCAGACTCAAACGATTTTATCGTTCATGCCCTCCGTAGAGATGCGGATGGCATGTTGCGCTATACGAAGGTTGGTGCTGGAAGCACAGAAATTGGAGATTTTCATAGAACAGATGGAACTCAATATCCAGGGTTCCTAGATGGTGTTGATTATGTTGATGAAACTACAGAAGAGAAATCTTATAAGAATCATCCACATGATAAATACCAACAGTATAGGTTTGATTTTAGAAATCTAAACTATTTTATTGATGACGATGGATATTTAGTTGCCAGAATTAATGGCAGTTATGATCATGTAACTCAAGGACCTAAGTAAAAAAGGAATTTAAAAACGATGGCTGATTTTAGATTAGGAAGACTAAAATTCAATTGGAGAAGCAATTGGACTCCTAGCACCGCTTACGTCATTGATGATATCGTAAAATTCGGTGCTAATACTTACGTTTGTACTACCAATCATACTTCAGTAGCAAATGAAGTCAATTGGTACGCTACTGACGAAGCATACTGGTCCTTACACGTTGAAGGAATCAGAAATGTTGGCGTATTTAGTGGTGGAACTTTTTATAAAAAGAACGATGTTGTACTCTACGGCAATACTCAATACAGAGTTACCGCAGGTATTGGTACAACTGCTGGATTAGTTTTTGCTGGTATTGGTACTAGTGGACCAGCTAATCCTAATGTTGTTCCATATGTAACTGGATTCAACGGCGAAGGTGCGTGGGATCCTGGAGCTACTTACCAGGGCGGCGACGTTGTTGTGTATAGAGGGACTGCATACGTTGCAATTCAAACGTCAACTCCTGGTCAAATTCCACCAACACAATTAGAAACAGAATGGAATGTTCTTTCTGAAGGTTTTAATTCTGTTGGCATTACAACCTGGCAAGCAGGTGCAACTTATTATAAGGGTGAGTTAGTAAGAGTTGGTGGTAATACATATCAACTAACCGCCACGTCTGTCGAGAATGTTCATCCAACAAAAGGATTAACTGTTGGTGTTGGAACGACCGTTGTTGGCGTTGCAGTTACAGCTTGGGAACTATTTAATAGTGGACTGAGATATGCTGGTGCATATTCTACAACTACAGAATATTTTATTAATGATGTAGTAGAATATGCATCATCTTCCTACGTTGGTCTCGGTTCGACTTCATTTAAGAACATTACTCCTGGAACAGACGCGACAAAATGGGGAGCACTCGCTCTTGGAGATTCTAATGCTCTGTTAACAACCAAAGGTGATATTTTAATCAGAGATGCTTCTGCTCCAGCAAGACTTGGTATTGGATTTACATATCAAGCTTTAGGAGTTGGTACGGACAGGGTTCCTACTTGGATGACCCTTGGAGATTCCACTAGAATCTATTATGTTGACCCAGAACTTGGTTCTGATACTTATAATGGTAGTACGCCAGATATGGCGTTCAGAACATTGAAGTATGCTTGTGATAATGCAAGTGCCATTACAAACATTACAAATTTCCATTATAATAATGTAACTGGTATTGCTACTGTAACTGCTCCATCACATGGTATCTTATATCCAAATATTACAATTAGATTAAATGGTATTGAGTTTGAATGTCTTAGTGGTGGTAGATCATATAACGTTACTGGATTCCAGTATGATAAAACATCTGGTATCGGTACAGTAACTGTTGGAGCTGCTGCTACTGGAATTACTAATGGTACAGTTATTAGATTAAAAAATCTTGAATTTACTTGTACAGGTGGTTCTGGAATTACTACAACTATATTCCCAGATGGAACGAGACCAGACAATTATAACTTTACCGTAACTACAGTAAATAGTCCAACTTCTTTTGTGGTTAACGTTGGTGTTTCTACAATTAATCACATTTATGTAAGTGGTGGTACAGCATTTGTTGGCGTTGATACTACAGTATTCCCAAGAAATATATTGACCTCATATTATAACGTTCTTGATGTTATTGATAATAATACATTTAGAGTTAATGTTGGCGTATCAACAATTGATCATGATTACGTAGGAGGTGGTCAAGTAATTAACCTTTCTCCTGCGGTTGTCAAATTATCTGCATCTGAATTTGCTGAGCAACTTCCAATTACAGTTCCACCTTTTACCTCTGTTGTTGGTTCAACTCTAAGATCTTCTAAAGTTAGACCTGCTGTAGGTTTATCAACCGATGGTGTTACTCCAAACAATCGTCAGACAATGTTTAGATTGTCGGATGCGACTACAATTCAAGGTATTAACGTTGATGGAATGGTTGGATTTGATTATGATCCAGTAAGACCTTATGAGTTAGATGCAACAACTGTAAGAGCTGGAGTTGGAACTACTGCTTGTGGTGTATACTTTGCATTTAATCCAAGTTCTCCAATTCTGAATAAATCTCCTTATGTTAAGGATTGTACCTCATTCGGTAGTCCTGATCCTGCTGGATATGGTGGTGCTGGTGTTGGAGCGTTCCTTGATGGTGGAGTTCACTCCAGTGGATTTAAGACAATGGTATTTGATGCATATACCAACGTTCTTAGTGATGGTGCTGGATTTATTCTGGATAAGGATGCTGGTGCTGAAATCGTATCCTCCTTCACATATTACTGCAGATGGGGTTACTATTCTGGCGGCGGATCAAGAATTCGTGGTGTTGGTGGTAACAACTCTTATGGTGATTATGGTGTTATTTCTTCTGGATTCTCTACTGCTGAGACTGCAAGAACTGCTAGAGTATTTGGTGACAGATTAGATACTGTCGTTGGTACTTTAAGTGGAACCGTTGGTATTGGTATGACCATGATCGGTGAAACTTCTGGTGCAAGAGCAACATTTATTAATGATCAAACCAGTGCTGATAGAATTTACTTTAAGTATTATCCAGGTTATGGTGCTGCTGGAATTGGCACTACTTCATTCGTAAATGGTGAATGGATTACCTTTATCGGTGCTGGAACTACTGGTGCAATCAGAGTTGCAACTGCTGCTGGATCTGTAAGTGGTCAAAAAGGTGTTATTATTGAACTGTCAGATGTTGATCCTAATAATCTTCCACTTATTGGAGATGCAATCGGATTTACTACAACAGGTATTGGTAGTGATAGAGTTAATAATGCACCAAGATTCTACATCATTAATAATGTAACTGGATTTACTACATCTTATACTCAGTATCGTGGTTATGGTAATACTGGATTGGCACCTGTTACCTATAGGAATAGAGTAACTGTAACCATCTCTCCAGAGAAAGGAACTGCAACTCCTGATACTCGTGCTGGTCTTGGAACTACAACTACAGACGGTGGTTCATTTACTGAGATTAGAACCAGATTCTCCAACGCTCGTTTAACAGGTCACGACTTCCTCTCAATTGGTGTTGGTAACAAGGTTGAGACTAATTATCCAAACGTTGATGAGGCTAACGTTGCTCAGGGTAACGAAGTTAATACTTTTGGTCCTGCTAAAGTATTCTACGTATCTACTGACCAAGGTGGTAACTTCCGTGTTGGCGATCTCTTCGCTGTTAACCAGTTAACTGGTGCTGCAACTCTTGATGCTTCTGCATTCAACCTGTCTGGTCTGACAGAACTGAGACTCGGTTCTCTTGGTGGACAAATTGGTGAGGCAATTAACGAGTTCTCATCTGATGAGACAATGAGTGGCAACTCTAACAGTGCCTGCCCAACTGAGTTTGCTGTTCGTGGATATCTCACAAGAGATAAGATGGGTGTTGAGGCAATGATTCCTCCAACAGGAACTACTGCAGAAAGACCAGTAGTTTTACTTGAAGGTCAGTTCCGTTATAACTCTGATCTTAAGACCATGGAGTATTACAATGGTACTTCTTGGATTCCTACAGGAGAAGTAACTCCAACATCAACTTCATCAAGTGGTAATGTTGTGGCTTGGGCAACATACTTTGTAAACACCTCTGGTGGTGCCGTTACTCTTACTCTTCCTGCATCGCCAAACGTTGGTGATAAGATTAGATTCTATGATATTGCTAAGACATTTGATACTAATGCATTAACAATTGCTCGTAATGGAAAACTGATTCAGGGTGATGCAGATAACTTAACAGTTAGCACTGAAAGTGCTGCACTTGAGTTGATCTTCTCTGGTAACACTTATGGATGGAGAATCTTCTCGATCTAATTTTAAATAAAACGAAGACTGGGGAGAGAGAAATCTCTCCCCTAATTAATAAATAACTTTAAAGAGTATTGCAAAAATGGCATCATACGCAAGTTACAAAAAAGTATCTGGAACTAGTCTGATTGACGGTACTGTTACTGATGCTAAATTATCAGCAACTGCATTTAAAAATTATAATGTGCAGTGGATTCGTGGATTTTTGGGTGACTGCACATGTGGTTGTTGCTGTCTTTGGACTGTTCCAACTGGTGTAAGAAGGGTTACTTTTGAACTCTGGGGATCTGGTGGAAATGGGCATGGAATGTGTTCAACCTCTAGATGCCATCACTATGCTGGTGCTCAAGGTGGATACTATAATATAAAAACTATTGATGTTCAGGATGGATGGCAATATACTATTTGTGCTGCTGGAGTTCATCCTTGCTCTAGTGTTGAATGTTATGCTTGCGATGGATGCTCATCTTATGTTAATGGATGTAACTTAAGTAACTTCTGTTCAATTGGTGGTAAGGGTGGATGCTCTAACACTGATTGGAATACAATGTGCAACTCTGATTGGGGTAGATGTTGTGTAACTCCTAGTGGAAGTGTATGGGGTGGTGATTTTGCGATGGGTAATCATGCTGGATCATTCTCTGGATCTTTTGCATGTCACTGCTATCGTCATATTGAATGTTCTTCTGGTGCTCCTTTCCTAGGATCTGGATTTGTAAGTGGTGAACTTACTGAATGTTGGATGCGTTGTGGATGCTGGCCCGTTCCTTATGGATCTGGTGGTCAAGGTGCAATGACCACTTACTGCGGTGGTGGTAGCTGTTGCGGTAGAGGATCAACTGGTGGTTCTGGTGTTGTTAAAATTACTTATTTCTAAGGAGTACAAAGGCGATGGCATCATACGCAAGCTATAAAAAAATTAATGGAGTATCTCTTGATGCAGGATCAGTAACTGCAGAAAAATTTAATATTGACACCAGAAAAACATTTGGAGTTCAATGGTTTTATGGATCACCAAATGCATGTTCTGGTGGTTGTTGTTGCCTTTGGACAGTTCCTTCGGGTGTAACTAAAGTTCAATTTGAATTGTGGGGATCTGGTGGAAGTGGATCTGGTGCATGTTCCACTAGCAGATGCCACCACTATAGAGGTGCAGGTGGTGGAGCATATAATACTAGAACCATAGATGTTGCTTCTGGTTGGCAATATACTATTTGTGCTGCTGGCAATGGACCATGTTGTAGATTTGAATGTATTGGATGCTTTGGATGTTCCTCTTATGTTACTGGATGTAATTTAAGTAACTTCTGTGCAATTGGTGGATCTGCTGCTTGTGCAAACACTGATTGGGCAACTCCATGTCACTCATTCTGGGAGTGTTGTGTTGGACCAGGAAACAATGGTGGCGATTTTGGGTATATTAATCACTCTGGTGCTTTTGGTGGTGTTGAATGGTGGTTTGGTGTTGGATTCTGTCATTGTCATCTTCAACAAACAAGATCAACTTCTGCACCATTAATTGGAACAGAAGTTCAAATGTCAATTAATTATTGTTGGATGCGTTGTGCTTGTTGGACAGTTCCATATGGTCATGGTGGACAAAGTGGTATGTCCTCTTACTGTGGTGGTGGTAACTGCTGCGGACAAGGAAATATGGGAGGTCCAGGATTAGTCCGTATTACCTATTACTAATAAATAAAAAAAAAGGATTTGCAAAGATGGCATCATACGCAAGCTATAAAAAAATTGACGCTTCAGTGCAATTAGATGATGGATCTCTTCCCACAACTGCGGTAGCATCTGGAGTATTTTGTACTTGGAATGTTAGATATTTTTATGGAAATCCAGATAGATGTTCTGGTGGTTGTTGCTGTCTTTGGACTGTTCCAACTGGTGTGAGAAGAGTTTATTTTGAACTCTGGGGTGCTGGCGGAAATGGACATGGAATGTGTTCAACCTCTAGATGTCAACATTATGCTGGTGCTCAAGGTGGATTTTATAATACAAAAATGTTAACAGTCTGCCCAGGATGGCAATATACTATCTGTGCTGGCGGTGTATTCCCTTGTGAATCTATAGAATGCGTATCTTGTCGTGGATGTGCATCTTATGTTAATGGATGCAATTTAAGTAATTTTTGTGCTGCAGGAGGAGATGCTGGATGTGCAAATGGATCATGGAACGAAGCTTGCTTCTCTGATTGGGGATATTGCTGCATGAGTCCTGGGGCATGGGGTGGTGATTTTGGAATGAGTAATCATAGAGGTGCTTTCTTTATTCATCAGGCACAATGCCATTGTCAATGTCAAGGATCTTCACCAACGGCAGCTCCTTTTATTGGAACTCAAGTTCAAACTCAAATTCATGAATGTTGGATGCGTTGTGGATGCTGGACATCACCATATGGTCATGGTGGTCAAGGTGCAATGACAACGTACTGTGGTGGTGGTAACTGCTGCGGAACTGGATCTACTGGAGGTCCAGGATTAGTTAAGATCAGTTTCTTATAAATATTAATCGAAGGAGTTAACCTGAACAAATAACCATGGCAGTAAAAATTATTTCAGTAGAATTCGATCTTGGTCTACCAAATGAATATATGGTAGATCACTCTCAGTCTGAAGGTAAGACCCGTAAGTTTACTTATCACGGACCAGATAAAATCTATCTTCAACTTGGCGAAGATGGAAAAGAAAAATATGGACCATTAACTGCAGATGAAATCATGGATGGCAGACCAATGCCAGCTGATGTTGTAGAATGGTATGAGGTTGATTGTGAAACCAATCCATTGGTTTGTCAACTCAGAGGACCTGTAGTTAATGAACTTCAGGAGATGTATGATGAGACTCCATATCCCCATCCAAATTCTCCAGTTCTTCCAGGAACTAGTCAAATGATGGTTTATGGTCCTCCAAAACCTTGTGATATCTATGATGCTGTAACTGGAATTAAGAAAGAAGAAGATGGTTCACTGTCTGTAAGAAAACTCTCTACACTTGAAGCAATTCATGGTGATGAGCATACTATCACTGAACTTGATCTTAAAAAGCAAAGAAATCAACTATTATCAAATAGTGATGGGCAAGTTGCTCCTGATATGCCAACTGAATTAATTGAAGAGTGGAAAGCATATCGTCAAACACTAAGAGATTTTCCTGCAGTAATTGAAGAAGCTGGAATCGATTTTAACCTTGCTTTCTACATGTTCCCAGAAACACCAAAATCAGCAACTTCAAATGCAGAACTGCAATTGTTAATTGAACAGCAAAGATTGCAAGCAGAGGCAGCAAATAACGGGTAATATTAATATTTGATTTTTATATAATACATGGATTATATTTTATACAAATTTGATTATATTAAAGATAATCAGTTAGAATTGATAAAAGAACTGAAGATATCCCACGATAATATAGTAAAATATGGAGTCTTTGATACTACAAAGGCTTATATTTACTATAATATTTTTGGGGTATCTTCTCCATCTATACACATGTATAGAGTTTATCAAAAAGTTAGAGAGATTGTAAGAAGTAAATTTCCAAATGAAATACTTTGGATTCAATCTTGGTTAAATTATCATAATTATGATGAGGTTTTAGGTTGGCATAATCATAGTGCCAGTTGGCATGGGTATATATCTATAGAACCACAAGATACGGTAACTGAATTTGAGAATTGGACAATAGATAACGAATGTGGAAATATTTACTTTGGACCAGGAAAGCATAAACATAGAGTAGTCAACCAAAGAAAGTATAAAGGAAAAAGAATTACACTTGGATTTGACATTATATTTGCAAGTGATTATACTGGAGAGGCATCCCCAACGGAAAACTTTGGAGCAATTCCATTATTATAATGTTTGAAATTAATACTGATTTAAAAGTAAAGATTCAAAAAATAGATGATATATATTGGTCTGCTACAGATACTGGATTGGTTACTTTCAATTCAGATGTAATTGTAGAAAAAATGATTTTTATTATTGATGATTTTTATCAAAATCCAGATGAAATACGCGAACTGACAAAAGAATCTGAAGTATATACTGATAAAGATCGACTAGCTGGTGCAATAGGTAGAAGGGTTTGGAGAGAAGAACCAGAATTGATGTATGAAATGGCACATCAAATGTGTCATGTATTTGAGCAGTTATGTCAACATGAAGATTGGCATTTGGAATTTGATAAACAACATCATTATACTAAATGGGATGCTATGAGGTTCGTTGTTAATGTGACAAATAATCAAGAAATTATTGATTCTGGTAGAGATTGGGATAGCATTTGTCATATTGATGGTCCGTACAATAAATGGGCATCTTTAGTTTATTTAAATACTCCAGAAGAATATGGAGAAGAAGAATCTACTCCTGGAACTGGTTTTTATTCTGTAGTTCAACCAGAAGCGGATGGAAAAATAAATAAACCAAAGTTGCAATATGTTTGCCCAATGAAGTATAATAGGGCAGTATTGTATGATGCTAACATGATCCATGGTGCAATCATGGAGACTGATATGTATAAAGACTATGATAGACTTACTCAAATCATGTTCTTTTAATTGATCTAAATATTTGTAAATCATGCTATTATAATAGCAATATTAATTTAACTCTGAGGTTGAACAATGAGGTCAAAGGCGTTTTTTATTAACGGCGGAGCGGGGCGTGTAATTTGCTCTATCCCTGCGCTTGAAAAATATGCAGAAACTCACGACGATTTTATTATCGTTTGTGAAGGGGGGACAGATTTTTACAAGGGTCATCCTACTTTACATGGAAAGGCATTTGATAATTGGCATAAAGGATTATTTGAAAACGAGATTAAACACAGGGATTGTGTATCTCCAGAACCATATCGAGATTGGCATTATTACAATCAAAAATGCAGTTTAGCACAGTCATTTGATATTATAATCAATGAATTGGATTCTCCTAGAGATCTTCCTAAACCTAATATTGTATTGAGTAAAGCAGAGATTGTTCAGGGTTTTAATATTGTTGAAGAGGTAAAAGCAGGAACGGGCAAAGACAAGGTTTTAGTTGTTCAACCTTTTGGTAGGTCAGTTGAACAATTGGGATCTGACTTTATTATTGATACTACTTCTAGAAGTTTTTCTTTAAATAATATTGTTAATATTATTAATGAACTTAAAAAAGATTATGCAATCATTATAATGAGTGAAATTCATTTTCCTTTAGAAGAAAATGAAGACAAGTCAAATTATAAAGTTGCTAGACCACAAATTCAAGATATGAGAATTTGGTCAGGAGTGATTGCTGCTGCAGATCACTTCTTGGGTTGTGATAGTATGGGTCAACATATTGCTAGGGCACTAGACAAGACTGCTACAGTTGTTACTGGTTCTACCTATCCAATTAATATTTCTTATCCAGATCATGCTGATTTTGATGTGATTGATGTTGGTGAAGGTAGACGAGTATATTCACCAATCCGAATTGCAATAGATGAAGTTTCGGATCGTCTTAATGATGAATCAATGGAGTTGAGTCAATCTCAAGTTAAGGAAATTATTGATTCTGTGAAAAAAAGAATGGGAAAACCTGCTGCTTACACGGGATCCTTAACACTTCCACAAAAAGATATTGCTTCAAATGAATGTTGCCCTACAACAGAAAAAAGACAAACCTTTAAATTTGATCCAACAAAAAATTCAAAGGGGTTTGGTAAACCACTTTTAGATAAAGAAACAGAAAATATCCTTCAAAAACTTAAGTGAGGTAAATTATGGCAGAATGGATCGCAGCTATTGCCAGAGGACATAACTCTGGTGTTTGTCTTTTACATAATGGAGAAATTGTTTTATCTATTGAAGAGGAAAGACTTTCTAGACATAAGTATGATGGTGGACCTCTAGCGTCCATGGTTAAGATACTTGAGTATACTAAAAAACTTGATTATCTTGTAATCGCACATACTCAACCTTTAGGGTCAGCAGGAACAATTGATTTTACTGGTGATGATATTTACACTGGTATGGCAAGAAAACTTGGGTTAATTGATAGGAATCAAGACCCATATGATCATCCTCAAGTTATAGACTTGAGTAGAACTCACCATAAACTTCATGCTGCATGTGCCTTTTATAGGTCTGGATTTAAATCTGCAGTATCTGTTGTTGTGGATGGTGCAGGTACATTTATTCCAATGAATATTGGAAGATCTCAAGAGATGAGTTGGGAACTTGAATCTATATTTTCTTGTGAATATCCAGCAAATATCAAAACTTTGTACAAACATCAAGCAGGAAAAGGACCTTGGGGATCTGCATTAATTCCTCAGGTTGATAGTTCTGGTGAAGATGAGACTGGCACTCATGAATTAATTTTGGATGAGAGTGCTGGTATTACTAAAGCATATGAAGCAGTTACTCAGTATTGTGGATGGCCTCCTATTGAAGCTGGTAAAACTATGGGATTATTCCCATATGGAAAACCAAATAAAAAAGTACCTAAAATTTATACTGATGGTGGTGGAGGATTGTGGAAAACTTCAGATAGAAATGTAATTGTTCCAACTTATCCAAATGGAGCAGTTGTTAATGAAGGTAGATATGAATTTTTGTATACACCAGAAGATTGTAAAGACTTGACATTGCTTGAAAATCGCAGAGATATGGCATATGCAATTCAAGTAGAATCTCAACAAATGGTATTGGATTTAATTCGTAAAGCAGTTGAGATGTCTGGTAATAATAATGTAGTTCTTTCTGGTGGATATGGACTTAACTGTGTTGCAAATTATTGGTATCTTGATCAGTTAAAGGATGAGAATATTAACTTGTTTGTGGAACCAGTAAGTAATGATGCTGGCACTGCAATAGGTGCTGCTCTACTGACTTACCATAGAATTACAAACAGTAAAAAAATTAAAAAACAAATTGATAATCTTTATACTGGACCATCTTATATGTACACTGAACAACAAATACAAGAAGTTGCTTCAAAATATAATGCAAATTCTGTTACTCAATCTTCCTATGAAGATGTAATTGATTTGATTACGGATAAAAATATTGTTGCTTTGTTCCAAGGAAGATCTGAAGCAGGTCCTCGTGCTCTTGGTAATCGTTCTATTCTTTATGATCCTCGTGATCCAGATGGAAAAGATCATGTAAATAGAATCAAACGTAGAGAATATTTTAGACCTTTTGCTGGATCTATTCTTAAAGATTATGTTCATGAGTGGTTTGATCTTCGTGGAATGGATGAGACTCCATTTATGATGTATGCTGTAAATTGTCGAGATGGTATAGAAGAAAAAATTCCAGCAATTATTCATGTTGATGGAACTTGTAGAATTCAAACGGTAACTCAAGAACAAAATAAGCATTATTATAATCTAATTAATACTTTTTATGAGAGAACTGGTTGTCCTATAATTTTTAATACATCATTTAATCTTGGTGGGGAACCTCTTGTTGAAACTTTAGACGATGCTTGTAGAACTCTTGCTAACAGTTTAATTGAATATCTCTATCTACCTGAATATCAAACACTAATTACTATTAAAAATGAAACCCCTTCGTAGAATTGTAATCGTTGGCGGCGGAACCTCTGGATGGTTAACCGCTGCTTTTTTACTTAAAAAAGTAAGATCTTATTGTGAGATTGTAGTTGTTGATAAGACACAATCAGAAACTGTTGGTGTTGGTGAGGCAACTGTGCTTTCATTTAAACAGTTTATGAATTTTTGTGGTTTTGATGCTGAAGAATGGGTTCCAGCTATAGATGCGACTTTTAAAAGTGGAATCTTGTTTACTGACTGGCAAAAAGAAGGAGCAGATCTTTGGCATCCATTTGCCTATCCCGAGTTCAAACACCTCAAAACAAATCTTTTAAATCTTTGGACATTAAATAAGGATAAAGATTTTTTTACTCATGGTTGTGCATTGTACAATCCAGCGGTAACTGAAAATAAAATTGATCCAACAAACTTAGGAACATATGCCAATCATATTGACTGTGGTAGGTTGGTTCAATATATTAAAACAAAAATATCGAATAAAATAACTTTTGTAAGTCAAGAAGTTGTAGAGGTTAAAAGAAATTCTAACGGTGGAATACAGTGCATCGTCTTAGAATCTGGAGAAGAAATTGAATCAGATTTATTTGTTGATTGTACTGGATGGAAAAGACTATTAGGATCTAAACCAGATACTGTTAATTGTAGGGACAGATTGTTTTGTGATACTGCAGTTGCAGGACATGTTCCCTATGATGATATTGAACAAGAGTTAACCCCTTATACAAAATGTTGCGCTGTTGATCATGGATGGATATGGAAAATTCCAACACAATCAAGAATTGGATCTGGATTAGTATTTAATCGTGATATAACCGATCCAGAAGAAGCAAAAGAATACTTTGTCAGACATTGGAATAATAGGATAAGTAAAAATGATTTAAAATTATTGGATTGGACTCCATATTATCATAATAATTTTTGGGAAGATAATGTTGTTTGCATTGGATTATCCGCAGGATTTATTGAACCTTTAGAAAGCACTGGAGTTGCATTAATATGTGCTGGTATTATTGAACTTGCAGAAGGACTTAAAGGAAATTACTACAATGTAATAGATACTCTTGTTTACAATAAAAAAATGAAAGCGTTTTTTGAAAATTGTGTTGATTATGTAAGTATGCATTATTCACATAATCAAAGAACAACGGGTAAGTTTTGGAAATTTGTTCAAGACACTTATAATATTACTGAGACACAAAAGTTTTTTGAAAATGAGGTTCAAAACAATCCATATGAGTTACCTTCAGATGGGGATTATATGTTTGTTGGAGAAAATTGGAGTGTTTTATTGTGCCAATTATTAAATAAAAATAATATTGAACCAAAAAATAATGGAATAACTTCTGATCAAGCATTGATCTTATCCGAAGACTTCTATAAAAATGAAATTGAAAAACATAAAAAATCTATTTTACATAAAAAATTTGTTGATGATCTTTTATCTAGAATTGATAGAGGAGAACCAGCAAATATTCCTTTTAACTCGTCTAGTCCCGTTAAGATGTGATGGATTTAGTTAAAGCTTACAAAAATTTTATCAGTGAAGAAGAAAAAAATATTCTTAATACTTGGACCCTATCGAATTATAAAAAGAATTATTTTATAGATCCAAAAATGGATTCAAGAAAACTTGAAAATACAAAATTAACTACAAGATTTGCTAACCCTTTAGTTAATTATGGCAATCCTCTTTTAGATTCTTCTTCTCATGATCATATAAATTTTGTAGTTTCTTCTAATCCAAATTTTGTTTATCCTCAAGTTGCTTATGATATACAAAAAAGAATAGCATTGACGTTTGAATTTGAAGATTTTGGATTATCTCCAGTTGGTAAAGATGGAATTGTTAGTGAGATAAGTTTTGAAGGAGGAACTGTGCATCCACATGTTGATCCAGTTTGGTTTGACGGAACACAAACAGTTCATTTTAATTTCATAACACAAAAACCTTTGTCTGGGGGAATAACATATATTGAAAATCAACCATGGGAAGTTGAAGAAACTGATTTATTGTCATATATTGTATCAAAAGCTGAACATAAAGTTGATGAGATTATAGGTACTAAAGAAAGAATACTTTGGGTATTCAGTTTTATGTTGTCTGAAAAAGATACTGAGAGGATATTTTCGTGAAAAAAGTTTTTGTAAATGGAACGTTTGATCTCCTTCATAAAGGACATCTTGAACTTTTAAATTTTGCTAAGTCTTATGGTGATTACTTGATAGTTGCCATTGATACTGATGAACGAGTAAGAGAAAAAAAAGGGTTAACTAGACCAATATATAATCAAGACGATAGAAAATTTTTTTTAAATATGTTAAAACCTGTTAATCAGGTTGAGTTATTTTCTAGTGATGAAGAATTAGAAAAATTGATAAAAGGATTTAATCCTGATATAATGATTGTAGGATCTGATTGGAAAAATAAACCAGTAATTGGTTCTCAATATGCAAAAAGATTAATTTTTTTTGATAGAATAAGTGACTATGCAACCACAAAAACAATACACAGTATTATTAATAGGGGAAACCTGTGAGGATAGTTATATCTACGGAACAGTAGATAGAATAAGTCCAGAAGCTCCTATACCAATTTTAAATTATGAACGAACAGAAACTTCTTTAGGAATGTCTGCTAACGTTAAGAATAATCTTGAATCTTTTGGAGTATTTGTAAATCATATTACAAATAAAAAACTTATTAAGAAAAAAAGATTTGTTCATAGCGGATCTAATCAACAAATATTAAGAGTTGATGAAGATAATTTTGTTGATCCAATAAAACCATCTGAGGTTAGAAGTGCCTTTCTTCATTTAAATTATGATGCTGTAGTTATTTCTGATTATGATAAAGGATTTTTAACAACTCAAGATCTTAAAGTATTCTGTCAAAATTTTAAAGGTCCAGTATTCATTGACACTAAGAAAAGAGATTTGTTTACTGAACCGAATGTAATATTTAAAATCAATCAGAGAGAGTATAACAATCTTATTACAAAACCAGAACCACAGCATTTAATTGTTACAAAAGGATCGTCTGGAGTTGAGTATTGTAAATTATTATATCCAGTTGATAAAGTTAATGTGTTTGATGTTGTTGGTGCGGGGGACACATTCCTTGCAGCATTCGTTTATGCATTTTTACAATATGAAAATCATGAGGCAAGATTAGATTCTTCTATTAGATTTGCTAATAAAGCAGCTGCGATATCTGTCCAACATTATGGATGTTATATTTTAACACAAGAAGATATTAGGAGTATTTAAAATGTCTGTTTATTGGGGGGTAAATTTATCTCATGATGGATCCATTTGTCAGTTGAATGATGACGGAGAAATTGATTGGTTTGTTGAGGAAGAAAGATACGCGAGAGATAAACAACTTGAATTGCCGTTATCTCCTATTCCTTTTTTAGATTATAGTGAAGAGTTGTATCCATTGCAAATATCAGGTCTTTATGAAATTTGGGATAAAAGAAAAATGGAGGAATCTGCCAGACAATTTTCTACTTTAGTCCAAAAGTTTTTTAATAGACAAAACTGCAGTAACAAAAAGAAAGTAACCTATGATTTATTTTTAGAACATCATGTTTATCATGCGGCTTGTGGTTTTTACAATTCTGGATTCAAAGATGCTGCAGTATTAGTCGTTGATGGCATGGGAAATTATATTAACGATGATTATCATGAAGTTGAATCAATATATAAATTTCAATATCCAAATAAGTGCAAATGTTACCATGTTAATGTAACAAATTCATTTATGAAATCTGATAAACATCCCTTTGACAGGCAACCAATAGGTATTGGCATGATTTATAGTGCAATATCAGACTACCTTGGATTTGGATCTTTGGGATCAGGTAAGGTTATGGGTATGTCTGCGTATGGGAAAGAAGATAAAAATATAAAATCTTTTATTATTGATGGTAAATTGGATTCTAGTCAATTCTATAGAACTAAATATGGAATTAATTTTATACCATATGATTATGTAAATTTTAAAGGTTTTTCTGTTGATAAAAACAATCCGAAGATACAAAATCTTTATAATCTTGCATATAGGGTTCAAAAAGATTTTGAAGATTATATGAGTAATTTAATAATGTACACCATTCAAATAACTGGAGCAAGAAATATTGTCTTGACTGGTGGGTGTGCTCTAAATTGTGTTGCAAATTATAAGTACTTGGATATTTTACCAAAAGGTGTAAAATTATATGTGGAACCAATTTCTACTGATGCTGGTACTGCAATCGGTCTTGCTAAATTACAGTACCATCAACAAACACAATCTATGGATCCAAAACCACTTAAAACTTTATATCTGGGATTAGAACAATGAAAACTTATTGTGTTGATATTGACGGTGTTATTGCTAAGCCACTTGGTATATGTAAAACTTGTAAATATGAGTCATCTCTTCCCATAAAAGAGAATATTGAAAGGATAAACAAACTATATGATGAGGGAAATATAATAAAATATTTTACTGCAAGAGGCATGGGAACATATCAAGACGATGGTAACCTTGCTTCTGCAAGATGGAAAGAACTTACTGAACTCCAATTAAGAATTTGGGGATGTAAATATCATCAACTTATTATGGGTAAGCCATCTGCGGACTACTATATAGATGATAAAGCAATAAATTCAGATGACTTCTTTAAATAAATTTGTCCCTAAAGGATGGGGATATGAAAAGTGGATAGTCAATAACGAAAAGTATTGCGGTAAACTTTTATTCTTTGAAAGAAATAAAAGATGTTCTTGGCATTATCATAAAGTAAAAGAAGAAACTTTTTACTTGCATAGTGGTAAAATATATTTGTGGTATGGATGGGATGAAGATCTTGCAAAAGCTAAAATGAAAATAATGGAACCAGGTGATGCATTTCATGTTCCAATCGGATTAAAGCATCAGATGATTGCTTTGGAAGACTCTGAATTGTTTGAATTTTCCACAGAACATTTTGATGATGATAGTTATAGGTTGATACGAGGTGATTGATAATGTTGATGTTCAAAGATTTAATATATGAAAAGCAGGATGCAATAACAAAACAAGAATGTGCAGAATTTATAAAATGGTTTTGGAGTAATACTGATTTGCATGTTCAAGGAAAAGTTTATGGTGGAGTAGATGCGTCATCTTTAAGTAATACTGTAAATTTAGATAGAAAAAATACAACCCAAGCATATCCAAAACCAGAAGATCCAATTTCAGATACTATAACTAAAATTATTTTTTCTGGTTATGATGAATATGCTTCTAAATTACCAGTACCACAAGGACAACCATTATGCACTACTACATATTCGATACGAGTATATCGCAAGGGTGAAGGAAAGTTTTTAGAACACGTTGATCAATCTGCTGGTCCAAATGTCACGAGAATTTTTGGTGTAATTTTATATCTTAATACTGTGGATGATGGTGGAGAAACAGATTTCTTAGATTATAATTTAAAGATAAAACCAGAAGCTGGAAAATTACTTATATTCCCTTGTAATTATCTTTATCGCCATCAAGGAAATATTCCTATCTCAGATGACAAATATATTGTAACCGCTTTTATTAATTTTGCAGATGTATAATACTAATATTACTAAACCATTTGGACCGTGTATTTTAGAATGTATGTGTCCTAAAAATATATTAAAAAATTTTAATTCTTTCGTTGATGATATGGATCAAGAAACAAAGGAATTGTGTTCTTCCAGATATAGTAAAGTCGATGGATTTCCTGATCTATTGGAACGTGGATTTGAAATTATATACTTGACTTCCAATCAATGCGAAGAAATTGGATTTTCTAAATTTATTGCCGATGTTACGCCAGAATATCTTAAAACATTTGGAATTAATAGTGCTGAAATATTTTTTACTCCCGCACATTTTTCAGATATATTTGTTGATGTTTGGGTTAATCGTTATTTCGTTGGAGATTATACGCCACCGCATGATCATAAGGGACATATATCTGGAATAACAATATTGGATCTTCCCAAAGATTCTGATTGGTATGATTTGCACAACTTAGAATTTATTTGGAATAATGAACATCATAGACCAGATCAAGAAGTTGGAAAGACTTTTTTGTTTCCCAGTACTCTTATGCATTGGGTTGTAAAACAAAAAAGTCTTTTAGAAAGAAGAACAGTAAGTTTTAATTTACTTGTAAATACTCCGCAACAGTCTTAAATTTATAATTACCAATCCACTTCATATCTGCACATGTGTATGTTTGGTACTTACCTCGTAAATGCTCTGGGAAGGGAATGGTATTAATAGTACCGTTCTCTTTTTTTGCAACTAACTCTGCTACATGTTGAAATGATACTGGAGACCCTGTTCCAAGGTCATATATGCCACTTGGGGAGTTGTTATTAAGGACAATATCAATAACATCATCTACACATATAAAATCTCTCAAGAATCTATCGGAACCTTCAAAGAGATTTAAAGAACCAGTTTCCTTAATTTCTTTGGTAAATTTACTTACAGGACTTGCTTGATTTCCTTTATTTTCTTCTCCACTTCCATAAACATTAAAGTATCTAAATCCTTGAACGAGGGAAAATTTATCTATATTATCCAGAACAGTATAATCAACTTGCAATTTAGATATTGCGTATTGATTTAGTGGATTTATTGTACTCTTTTTTTGATGTATATTTTGATTGCCGTAAACTGATGCTGATGATGCATATTTAATTGGAATTTCATATTGAATTGCAATATTCAAAAGGGCACATGAGAATGCAACATTATAGTGCCAAAGCTTATGTAAATCCTTTTCTGTGGTTGATGATATTGCTCCTTGATGTAGTATCAAAGATACTTTTTCCCATTGATCAAATTCTCTTAATAGTCTCCAAGAATCTTCTTGACCTATTAATAAAATATCTTCTCCAGTAGTAATCTTGTTTGCAAAATGACTTCCAATGAATCCAGATGAACCAGTAAGTATGATCATAATTTTCCTATTATCATAAATAATAACATAAAAAAGTCTAAAAGTATATCCATGGCGTTTGGATCTCTAGCATCATACCCAACTACAGATAATTTTGCTCATATACTTTACACATCACCTTCATCTAATTTTGTTGAAGGTAGAGTTTACGCTGTTAATATGGGATCTGTTCCAGTAAAAATTAGAATTGCAGTTCTGGGAACCGCTAATATAGATGACCTAGCAATATCTGATTACATTATATATAACCATTCGATTCAAATTGGTGATAGGTTTGTAACGGATAAAATATTTTTAAAGGATGGAGAATCTGTCGTAGTACGTGCAGATGTACCAGGTGTAAAATTTAGTTTTCGTGGGTCTGAGGTAGGATTAACAACATCTCTTTGTGGAATTATATCCGCGTTCAGTCCGTCAACAAGTCTAAAGATAGGAGCGGGGCAAACTGTATTTAATTTACCAGCATCAATGGTAGAAACAGATGCAAACCTTTATATTACAAACACTTCTCCAGATTATGTTGAAGTAAGTGTTGGCATTGGAACTACGATTGGCTCCAATCATTATCTGGTGTATAATCAAAGAGTAGAACCTGGTCACTTTTTCTGTCAAGACGATATTAAATTGGGTGCAGGAGAAATTATTTTTGCCAAGTCTACTTCAACAAATGTAAACATTGTAGCATTAGGAAAAACAACTCATAGATGATGAAATTTACAGTATATTCTAAGGACGGTTGTCCATATTGCAGCAAGATTGAACAACTACTTCAAGTTGCAGAACTTCAACATGTAATTTATAAACTTGGAAGAGATTTTACTCGTGAAGAGTTTTACTCTGAGTTTGGACCTGGGTCAACTTTCCCACAGGTTGTTCTAAATGATCAGCATTTGGGTGGATGCACGGATACAGCACGTTATTTAAAAGAAAATAATATTATTGCTTAAGCAAGATCAAATAAGAAGTTGTTGATATATTTTCTAGCAAATTCTTTATCATAATATGATTTAAGAATTCCATATGCAGGATCTGTATATGATAGGTGATGATCGTAACCTATTTGAAATATGTGGGATTGACCAGTCCCACATTTTTTTATGCAATCATTATAACGTTCTAAGTACAAATCTAGTTTGGTTAAATACTCTTCATAAAAATTATTATCAGTATTTTTTAACCATAATTTTTTTGAAAAATATTTGTCTAGATCATATACTTTAGATACATTTTTTACTCTATCTGGTTGGTCGCTAAGATATGGTAGAATATATTCATTCTCATATTCCTTATCCATTTTTAGTGGATGGAAATCTATAGTACCAAAATATTTTTTATCTGAACACGCTACAAATTCTGTACCAAAAATTGGATTTAGATATTGGAAGTCTGGATATATAACAAGAGACTCTGCAATAAATTTATTTTTAATATTTAATTCGCTTAATCTAATTCTTCTTAACTTTTCTGTTTTCCATACATATGACTTTATTGTTGAGTTATCATCTTTAATTTCTTGATCTAACCAATGAGGTAATTCTACATCAATTAGATCTGAATACTTATTAAATAATATATTCTTTACGCTCATTACGAAAGCACTATTATTCTGTATTTATTATGAAAGTTCTAACCATCTTATCTGGGCATGATGCCTCTGCAACTATTTTGAAAGATGGTGTAGTAGAACATTATTTTAAAGAAGAAAGGTACGGCAAGATAAAACATGCGTCTGGATATAAATTTATTCTTGATATAATAATGAATGGTCTTTTAGAAGACATTGATTATATTATTTTTTCTTCTAAAGATAGTCAGGAGGTAAAGGATAAAACGGATCATTTAATACATTCTATAAATCCAAAAATAAAATTTGTTGATCCAAAATATCAACACCATTTATTTCACTCTGCGGGAGCATTTTATAGCAGTGGATTTGATAAAGCATTAGTAATCTGTATAGATTCTGCTGGCGGTTATCCAGTAGATCCAGAGGTGTTTGAATCTGAATCTGTGTATATTGCAGAATATCCAGCAAAATTTAAACCAATATACAAAAGATATTGGACAGCAAATCTACAAAAAAGATTTGATAAGGTTGCAAATAATTGTAGACATGTTAGTAAACATATAATAGATGAGATTAATATTGGGAATCTTTACAACAGTGCTGCTCTTGCAATAGGGCAGACAGTAGATGATTGTGGGAAGGCGATGGGGTTATCTTCTTATGGTTGTCCAAATGATGGATTAAAATTTTTTGGAGATAAAACATCTGCAGTAGATTCTATTAAAAAATATTTTAAAGGACAACAAAAGTTATTAGATTACGTGATAGATTTTGACGATAATGCAAACTATTCTATGGAAATCACAAAAGATAACTATCAATTTTTTGCCAACTATTGTTACGAAGTGCAGAGACAATGCCAAGAACAAGTTTGTGGATTAGTAAAAAAATATATCAATGAAACTGGAATAAAATCTGTTTGTATAACTGGTGGTTACGCCATGAACATTATTACAAATTATGATCTACTAACTAAATTTCCAAACGTTGAGTTTTATTTTGATCCTATTTGTGATGATAGTGGATTGTCAATTGGAGCTGCTATGTATACCTACCGCAGATTTTCTGAAGATACACAAATACTTCCTCTTAACAACACTTTTTTTCATGGACAGCAATATAAAGTTGATCAGATACCAGATGAATATGTTGATGAAAAACGGGTTGCAAGACTGTTATATGAGAATAAATCTGTTGCAGTATACAATGGATTAGCAGAAGCGGGTCAGAGGGCATTGGGGAACCGTTCTATACTGTTTAATGCACTCAATCCAGATGCCAGAGAAATTGTTAATCAAATTAAAAAAAGAGAGTGGTATCGCCCATTTGCTGCTATAGTGCTTGAGGAGGATGCTCACCTTTATTTTCACAACGCGATTCCAAATCCACACATGACCGTTTGTTTTCCAGTTAAGACAAATCTTATACCTGGAGTAACTCACGTTGATAATACGTGCAGAATACAGACTGTAAACTCTGGTCATTTATATTCCATCTTAAAAGAGTTTAAAAACTTGACAGGACATGGTATCCTATTAAATACCAGTTTTAATTTGGCAGGAGAACCTTTAGTCGAAACCCCACAGGATGCATTTAGGACTTTAAATTCTTCTTCTCTTGATTATCTTTGGTTTTATGAAACAAAAAAGTTGTTTAAATCTAATTTTTGATATATAATTTACAAATGGGAGCAACCGTTTTCATGGAAGAGGAGATTGTCACACTTCACTACGATGTAGAGAAGGCAGTAGACTTTGCCTTTCAAGGGAAGTTCATTTTGAACTTTTACCAATATCTTAAAACAAATAATGCTAAACGCCGCCATGCCGAAAATTTTATCGGTAGTGCGACTGCTGAAAGTATTAATTGTATGATTTTAGAATTAGATGAATATCTAAAAGGTGGTCAGGACTCTGAACATAAACTTCTTCGTGAAGCATATGGACACATCCCAAAACCACAAGCAAGAAAAATAAAAGAATATCTTCATGGTATTCTTGAAGATGCCTGGAGATATAGTCATGACAAACGACCAGGAAGAAGGAAAAAGTCAAATAAATAAAACAGAATCCTCTGATATTAATCGTGGATTTGAGTTAATGTTGCGACATCGTAGCAGGAGGGAGAAAACGCCAGAACCTAAAACATTTGGTATAATGTTTGGGAAGGTAATCTCTCTCTTTAAACGAGAGATACACTTCCGATTTGAAATTTCACTTGATATTATTAAAAAACCATAACTCTCGGGAGAAGTCCAATGTTAGCAGTAACTCTCACATTCTCTGCCCTATTCTCAATAATGTTTTTGTTTTTGGGTGGAGTAATCGGATGGATCGCAAAGCAACACTTCTATGAAGGAACTGCAATCGCTTATACACATCCCGAAATGTTTGACGAAAATGGGAATGTTATTCCCGATGAAATATTAGCTGTACGATTTGAAAACGCAAATGACTACTACGAAGACGAAGAAGGAGACGAAGAGTGAAGCAGTTGAAGAACTGCAACCGAATCCTTTTCAATTTGAAATTTTAGATTTAGTTTCAAAGCAAAGATCAAGTTCTAAAAAGGCAGAAGTCCTTCAGAAGTATAGAAATGAAGGACTTGTTGCTTTATTGATTTGGAACTTTGACGATACTGCAATCTCTCTTTTACCAGCAGGAGATGTACCTTATTCAAGAGTTGAAGAGCAATCTGCATTTAACGATACTTTATCTGCATCTGTAGAAAAATTAAATAAGGTACAAGGTCTTTCTAATGCTGATGAGTTTGTTCGTAACAGAGCAACTTCTATTCGCAAAGAATGGGAAAACTTTTACAACTATCTCCAAGGTGGTAATCCATCTCTGACTAGTCTTCGTAGAGAGACTATGTTCATTCAAATGCTTGAAGGTCTTCACCCTAGGGAAGCTGAAATCATGGTTCTTGTGAAAGATAAAAAGCTTCAAGAGAGATATAAAATTACTAAAGATAATGTGTCTGAAGCATACCCTGATATTCAGTGGGGTGGTCGCTCTTGAATATTAAAATCCTTCAGCAAAATTGTGATCCAGAAGTAGCAAAAGATAGATCTCTTCCATACAATTCCTATCTGGTTCATTATGAAGTTGATGGGGAACTATGTTATGATCTTATTATTTCCAATAAAAAAATAGACACCTTTGATTACTATTGGGACAAATATAGAGAAGGTCTCAAATGGTTCAAACAATCTGAGGGGAGAACTAATCCTAAACTTTGGGGAGTAAATCCAAAAGAAAATAAAAACAAAAAGTGAGGCAACATTATGTCCAGTGGATTTGGTGCTGAAAAAATTAAAGATGGTAAAGCAGTCGTAACAATTCATACTGATGAGGTTTCTAAACTTTTAAAAGAATATAAAAAACTTAAAAAGTATATGAAATCTTCTTTGTATAAAGTTAAAGTTATGGATGGTACAGAAGAGACTGTAAAGAATCTTTTGGAAGAATATGGTGATGATGAACTCACTTGATCTATTAAACTTTGACTGGGAAAAATATAAAAAAGATATAGATATCTGCGTCTCTAAAAAATACTTTTTAGATTATAACCCTTCAGTCATTGACGAAGGGTTTGATGCTTTTTATGTATCTAAAAAACATAAGATTTTATATATTCCAATATCTAAAAACGCTTCTACTTCATTGAAGAATTCACTCGATTTTGAACCAGTATATCAAGTACCAAATAGACATCGTAAGTTTGATTTAGAAATACCAGAAAAATATAAAAAAGAATATAAGATATTGGTTATTGTTAGGCATCCAAAGGAACGTTGGATATCTGGATTTAATCAATTTCTTAGTGATGTTGGAATATATCTGTCCACTTCAGATGCAAAGGATGTATTACTGGAACTGAAGAATAAAAAATTTATATTTGATGGGCATACGCTACCTCAGTTAAGATTTATTGATTATTGTTTTCAATCTTCTGATATTAATTTTGATATTAATTTAATAAGAATGGATCATAACTTTGAGAGTAAGTTGGTTGATTTTATTGGTGAGGACTTTAAAATAAAAGAAAAAAATTTAATGGAAAAAGAACACTTAAAGATACAAAATCATGAGGTGTGTCACAAAATTTTTAATGATTATTGTATGCGACAACAACAGTTTATAAATGCGTACAAAGAAGATTATAACCTTTATAAAAATTCTAAATAGAAATACTTATTTTTTAACGATGGGAAAGCATTACTTATTGAATTTGTATGGATGTTCTTTTGTATTATTAGACGATCAAGAATATCTAATTAAGTTATTAGAATCTGCTGCCTCTTTAAGTGGAGCAACAGTAGTTAATACAATATTCAAAAAGTTTGATCCACAAGGAGTAACGGTTTTAACTTTACTTTCAGAGAGTCATATTAGTATTCATACTTGGCCTGAGAAGGGAGAAGCTGCAGTAGATTTATTTACTTGCGGAGATTGCAATCCTAAGTTGGGTTGTGATATGATTATAGAACAATTATATGCATCAAATCACACACTTAGTTACATTGAAAGATGATACATAAACTTTTTAGTATTGTTGATCCTGTTTTAGTTGCTTCAATACTGGGAACTCTTTTACTGTTTCCTTTTGCTTTTTTTATCTATGATTCAGCAAAAAACCCAGACAAATATAATCACAAGTAGTTGACAGATACTAACTTTTGTTTTAAAATACAAAACATATAATGTTATGGTTATGGATTACAAACCTTATTCTCCTGAGTGGCATCGCAAACGCTATCTAAAAGAAGCGTTGGACAAGTATTTGGATGAATATATTGATAATAAAACAATCCTTGGAGATATCACTGATATTCTATCTGAACGTTCTGAACGAGCTTATGAAGAATTCAGTAGGATTAATGATTTGGAAGCAATGATTAATACTAAATAACCCTATATGGAGATTGCATATGCTCTCTACACAATATCGCCTACGCTTGGAAGGTATCTGCAGCAAGATTGCCAAGCATGAAGAGGTGAGTTTGGAGGATATGATTTGGGCAGAAAAGTTAGCTAAGTCTAATCGTTCTGCTGCTACCATTCTTAGACAAGCAAGAAGGACCGCAGAGAATCCTGATATGCAAGAAGGAGATATGGATGATTTTTTAAACCAACTTGATATTGGTGGCACTGGATTTGATCGTTTTGGTAAACGTGGATTTGATAGTGTTGATGATATGATTGATTGGTGGACTGAGGGAAGAGACAAACCAGAAGATTGGAGACAAAGAGACTAATGAGCGAAGTAACTTTTAAGAAACACAGAGTATTCCGTGAGACCGAAGCAGTTGTCTTCTACGATATCTCTGTAGATGGTTCTAATGCACAAGATCTTGTGTGTCATACTGGTGCCGCAATTTCACCACCAGATGATATTGTAGGTGCGAAGCAGTTTTATATTCACTATCACCAGATAGACCACAACCGTGTTCTGTCTGGACTTCGTACATTTGAACTGGTGAATCCTGAGTGGAGATATCCATATCACATCGTACACCTAAATCGTTCCTCTGGTGCTCTGGTAATTCCCAAGATGACCTTCCATCGTTCATATTCTGGTGCCGATGGTTCTATTGTGATCAACCAGGCAATTCGTGATGAAGAGTTTGATCCTGAGACTGAGTTTGTCCCCGTATCAGCAGCAAAAAATACTGAACTGTATCATATTCTTGCTCATGAGAAACCAGTAATCCATACTCTGGGTGAGTGAAGAAAAGTAAAACTGTATCAGGAAATACACACAAATCTTGCTATATAAAGTAACTAGGGGTATAATAATCCCCTAACGTTCATCCTATGACTAAGGCACTTTTGCTCTTGGCATGGGTTCCACTTCTTTCTATTTCTACGCCTCAACTTGCCAAATCTAATCAAGTGACGATAAGTTGCGACGCAGCGTGGGAACTAATGGACATCGTTAAAAACGACGATGTAGTAGACCAAAGAAAAGAAGACCGATTGCTATCAGAACTCCGAAAGGATGTTGTGAAACTCAAGTGCTGAACAATTAAATAGGACGGAAGTAAGCCGACTCGGAACGGATCGTTCATCTATGGAGACACTCATTCTTACATGTTTACAGGCACAATTAATTGCTGGGAGAGTTCATCAACAGAACATTCCCAAACAAGCAAAGAATGATTTAATTTGGGAGATTAAACAGATCTCTCCAAAGGAGTGTAAAATAGACGCAAAAGCCGACTGAAGGAACGCTCTTTAGCCTCAAAATTAAGGAGAAACCTAATGTCTAAAGTCGTATATCGTGGTGTCGAATATGACACCAACGACCGCCCAAATCAAACCTTCAAAAGAGAACCTCATGTAGAAATCTATCGTGGAACAATGTTCTGGGTAGACGAAAACGGAAACAAACTCTCTATGGAAAGATCTAAGGGAGGTGCAAAATGAATACTTACTTCGTTCGCTATCTCAAACTCAAAGCAAAGAAGGAAAAACTCCTTCACAACGCACAACTGAATATGGCAAAGCAACCACAAGTTGCTTAATGTAAAGGAGGGGTTGATCCCCTCCTTTTTTTATAGTATAATTTAAAAGAGTTCTTCATCTAAAATGGAAAGGGATAAATTAAAAGCATTGGTCCGTGATCTTAAAAGAATTGTTGAAGAAATAGAATCAGAAGTATTTTCAGATACTGATAGTTATGTTTCTGAATATAATTACGGTATTACTGATTATGACGAAGTATTTGAGGATGATGATGGATACTGCGATTAATATTTACCATAGGTATTTGAATCTCCCATTCACTATTGGACCACTGGACATATTTAAGCATTGTGATAATCAGATAAAACATTTTTACATTAATGATTATCCATTTTATCCAATGGAAGAATTATTCAGTGATTTGGGATTAATACTGCATCTTAAGGAAGTTTTTTATACACCACCATTCTCTAAAATTCCGATTCATACTGATCATGGGCACTATACAAACCATGCTAAGATTAATATGACTTGGGGACCAGATGAAGGTGTGATACAATGGTGGAAGAGTGATAAAGTTAAAAGGATGCAATTGAACGGGCATCAAGATAACACGAGCGAATATCACGATAATCTGTGGGCAGAAGAAGAAGATTGTGAACTTCTTTATGAAGCAAATACCAATCGTCCAAGTCTAGTTAATGTTGGTATTCTTCACGGCACAAACAATCCAACACCACATGGGAGATGGACTCTTTGTTTTGTACCAGTTAATCAAGCGGGTCAATTTATTCACTGGGATTCTGCATTGGAAATTTTTAAAAATTATTTGGAGATTTAAATGTCACAATTGGTCAAACTAATTTCTGTCACTCAAGGTGCGGGAGAACTTGCAGGAAAATCTGCACAAGAGGTGATTACATATACTGCTCGTGTGAGTAATCCAGGCAATCAACTTAAATTTGATACTGCTGCTGGACTTCTTCGGTATTGTATTAAACAAAACCATTGGTCTATCTTTGAGCAAGCAGATATGACTCTTGAGATTAATACTACTCGTGGCATCGCAGCTCAGGTGCTTCGTCACAGGTCCTTTACATATCAAGAATTTTCACAACGTTATGCAGACACAAAACTTCTAACTGATCTTCCTGAAGTTCCTGAACTTCGTAGGCAAGATGAGAAGAACCGTCAGAACTCAACCAATGATCTGGATGAGCATGTGCGTGAAAAGTTTGAGGGAATGATTGAGCAGCATTTT